TTTGGTTTTCTGCTGTTTTGAAATTAACGGTGTCGAATGCAAATACCATATCACTGACCCCACTAAGAGCGGTGTTAGTATTTAATAGCTCAACGTCGTACTTTTGTTCGAATTCTTTTACAACATTTTGTGCTCTCATCAAAGAAAACGCAGTATTTTCTGTATTTTTTTGTTTTTTAAGAACGGATTCATAGACTTCTTCGTACGCTTCAACAAAGCCTGCAATCGAATCGACGTGTTTGGTAATATCCATTCTGATATTATAACACAATTATCCCCATCTTAAGGTAAACAATAATAGATCTTGTTCCGTTTCAAACTCCACAGCAAGTATATAACCTATAATGATTTTTGCATACAGGTTAAAGTTTTTCATTGTGTTACTAACGTCTTTATCAACTAAGCTTATGCCAGAGTTTAGACTTTCTGGATCGTCGATAGTTTTGATTACTTTGCACCCGCAATCTATCTGGAGTACAGTACAAATGGTTTTATTGTGATCTTTACTTGCTTCGTCTATCGCATATCTTAATGCGTTTTTAAAGCCGATTAAGTCACTTGGGTCTTTGAGTATAGGCACATAGTATTTATTACGTCCACCGCAAAACAAAGATCGTAATATCGTACGAACTACTAAACTTCAACGCATTCCAGTACATTATATCAGCTACTGGTGTTGATAAACAACGTATCTGTGAGTAGCTTTTTACAACTTTGCATCTATGATCTAACTCAAACTTATCCTGAAAATGCCATCGATCTTTGTTAGGTGTGTGTTGATGCTTATCAAATGTAGCACGCAACGAATTATGCATTGCTTGTTGTATATCAATTAATTTAACTGTATTCAAAGTTTTTCACCAGGTACAAACCCACGAAAACGTTCAAACCTTGGAAACCTTAAACTATATGTTCCGTCTTGGTTCTGAGTGACTGCATCTGCTTTAATTTCTACAATTTGTCCAATTAAATCATCGCGTTCTTTCCAAAATTCTTCTCTGTTCTTATCTGTTAGTCCTGTTCCAACATTAACGTGTATTTCTTTACCTTGGTCTGTGCCATTACACACTAACGCACCCAATTTGTTTACATTTCTTCCCGTACCTTCTTCAACACCAACCACAGTTAAATCAACGGTAATAACAGGTTTCCATTTCATCCACGTGGTGTTACGTTTGCACTCGTATACACCAAATCGTTCCTTAATCATGATGCCTTCGTATCCTGCGGCTACACATTCATTCGCATAATCAGTCATTTCTGTATGTCCTTCTTCTGTATCCAAATCAACTAACATAGGCGTTTCAAGTATATCGATATTGTTTAACTCTGTTGTTTTTTCCCTTACTCCCTCTAATATAAGGTACCTGTCTTCTTGAACTTGTGTGCTTATACCTGCTTGAAAATCGTCGTACGTTAGATAATCAAACACGTTGAATACACAGTCCGCAGTTTGTACATTTTGTTTACGGTTTGCTTGTTTCATTAGACTTTGGAAATCGTCGCTCATTATTTCTCCATCTAGTACAATAGGATCAAACATATAAGGTAATGCTTTGTACATTACGTCTCTCACTGTACGTAAACTACGTTCAATTGATTTAAAGTTCCCAAACAACTTGCCATTTCTACTACGTAACTCGATGTGGGTACTATGTAATATTGCTATTGTTCGAACGCCGTCTAGTTTCTTCTGTATAAACTTTTGTCCAACTAATTTCTTCTGGTGTTTCTTGGAATCCGTTGCTAACATACACTCAAATGTGGGTATTTCATACTTTGTACCCTTTAGTATCTTGTTGAATGTCTTGGCAGTTGCGCCAATGCGCAAGTCTTTTAGTAAAGTAGGACGTGCTAACTTATTCCAATTGTCGCTGTCGAACTCTTTACTTAACTCAGTTACTTGTTGTATTGCAGTATTGCCTGTAATACGCCGTGTACTCAAATCTTTAAGTAAGAATTGAAAGAAGTGCCAACTGTTCTTCTTGTTTGTTAGACCTTCTGTTTCGGGAACCTGCTTTGTGTGGAATTTAGTGAATGGGTCGTACGCTTCTTGTGCATTTTCCAAGAAGATACATGCCTCTCTACTTCCTAACGTACATGCAGTATATGCTTCGCCTATCACTTCTTCTTTGTGTAAGCGACTATTGCTTTCGTTTAGTTTATCTATCCAATGAAAAGGCATGTTAACCCGAGAATACGTTTCCGCTACCCTGGGTTAATGCAATTCCGCATCCATACCCATCACCGTTGCGTGCAATCTGTTTATTATTAACATATACCGAACTTGACCCACTACTTAATGTCGTTGTATGATTTGTACAAGGTGGAGCAGGAACACCAGGATGCGCTGTATTAGCGTCGCCTTGTCGGTGCGTGTTTATATTATTAGTTTTAACATCACTTGACCCAACTGCGGCAGTTGGAACTACTCCGCATTCATGTACTGATATTGTATCGCCTAATCTGCTTACTTCTGACATACTAATATTTATTCAGTAAGAACTTGTTTAGTTTTCTCATTCTGCATCTCATTAATTGCTTGTTCGTATGAAATTTTAATATGTTCCTCAACATGTGCAACTACTGCAATGGCAGACTTGTTTAATTGCATTGGTTTTGACATATCACCAGCAATCATCCCAGGTAATGTATCGGGACCTTGTGCAGTTAATGTAATACTAAGTGGGTTTAATATATGGATATCAGTTTGATTAACCTCATCGACTTTAGCAATGAACTCTTCTCCACTAAGTAACTTGAAACTATATATATTACCTTTAAATATTTGTATCATTCGCTTTCCATAATTTCATTAACACGAGATACAATTAGTTCTTTTGATATAGCATTCAATCCATCGTACCCGCCTTCGACTAATAGTGTTTTGTTTACATATAATTGTGGTACTGTTCGATGTCCTTCACCAACAACAAATGTCTTAGCATCATCGTCTTCATCGATCTTTACAACATTGCATTCGATGTTGTACTCTTCTAATAAGTCCTTTGCTTTAACGCAATACGGACATCCTTCTTTGCTATAAATTGTAATCATAAACTAAATCCTTTTAATGTATCTTCTGTGATATCCTGTTTAACTGCACCTATAACATATGAAGTTATTTGCGTTTCTTGAGGTGCTACTTGTACTTCTGAACCTGAAATCCATTTTCCTGTCCACGGTAGTGGATCTGAACCACCTTTAAACGGCGATACTAACCCAACTGCTTTCATACGCTTATTAGCAATGAACTCAACGTACTGACATAGCAATTCTTCGTTCAACCCAATGATAGAACCGTTTTTAAACAAGTACTTAGCCCAATCTTTTTCTTGCTGTACTGCATCTAAGTACATTTTTGTTGCTTCTTCTTTTGTATCTTCTTTAATCTTAACAAACATTGGATCATCGTTTGGCATCATCTTAAGAACAGTTTGTGTGAATCCTAAATGCAAGTTCTCATCTCTACAAATTAACTTAATAATCTTAGCATTGCCTTCCATTGATTTAAGTTCGGCAAATGCCCAACTACAAGCAAACGATACATAGAATCTAATACCTTCTAGTACATTTACACTTAGCATTGTTAAGTAAAGACGTTTCTTTAACTCGTACTCTGTAATTTCTACTTTCTTTCCATTAACTGTATGCTTACCGTAACCTAGTAACTGATAGTAGTTACTGTATTCAATTAAATCATCGTAGTACTTACTTACATCAGCACCGCAATCAATAATTTCTTGAATATCTATCATCTCGTCAAATACAACACTCGGATTTGCATAGATATTGCGAATAATATGTGTGTAACTTCTGCTATGTACAGTTTCATTGAACGACCACAATGTCATCCATGCTTCTAACTCAGGAATACTAACCAATGGCAAGAACGCTAGACTAGGACTTCTACCTTGTACTGAATCTAGTAGTATTTGACGTTTAAGATTAGATGTAAAGATGTGCTTTTCGTGTTCATCCAAACTCTTAAAGTCTTTAATGTCTTTATTAAGTTCTACTTCTTCGGGTCGCCAAAAGAATCCCATTTGCTTGTCAGTTAACTTATCAATCTTCTCGTACTTTAATGTTTCATAACGTTGTATTCCCATTGACCCTTTTGGGTCTAAGAACATCGGACTATCTATGTGACTTTTTTTCTTATCGAAATTAATTACACTTCTACTCATAACATTTCCTTAAATCTTACAAGATTCACAATCATCATCCTCAACTTTAATTTCACCAGCGCCGTCGTATGTTTGGAAATAATACAATTGCTTTCCGCCGTACTTATAAAACGTAATAATATCTTCGAGCATTTTACTCATTGGTATTTTTTCATCTTCGTACTGCATTGGGTTATAACTTGTATTAACACTAATGCCTTGGTCAATGTACTTTTGTAGTACTGCCATTACTTTCAAGTACCCCGACGGTCCAGGTTGGTCCCAAAGTAATTCGTACTTGTTCTTCAAGTGTCTGAACTCAGGTACTACTTGTGCCATTACACCATCTTTGCTTTGTTTGATAGATACGTAACTACGTGGTGGTTCAATACCATTTGTTGCATTACTAATTTGTGAACTAGTTTCACTTGGCATCAATGCCATTAATGTAGAATTTCTAATACCATGCGCTTTGAGTGACTTGCGCAACCCCTTCCAATCCATTTTATTTTTATGCTTGATTACTTCGTTGACCTCTTTCTTGTAAGTATCAATCGGTAGTACACCGTCACTGTATTTTGTTTCGTTATTTAATGGACATGCACCGTACTCTTTTGCTAAGTCATTACTTGCTTTAATTAGGTAATAACTCCAATGCTGTGCCCATGTATCAACCAATTCCAAGCCTTCTTTGTCATTGTAGCCAACGCCATTCTTTGCTAAGAAGTACGCTAAGTTAATAATACCAACACCTAGTGGTCTGCGTTTTTCAGTTGCATTCTTTGCAGCAATTACAGGATAATCTTGATAACTTAGTAACGAATCCAAACCGCGCACTGCTAAATCACATGCACGTTCCATATCTTCCGGCTGTTTAAACATTCCCCAATTAATCGCAGATAATGAACACAATGCAATTTCGCCTTCTTCATCATTGAAATCATTTAGCGGTTTAGTAGGCAAATCAATCTCTGAACACAAATTACTCATTCTAATTGGTGCTAATTCAGGTTTAAATGAGCCATGTTCATTGGCATGGTCTACATTCATTAAGTACATTCTGCCTGTGTCCTTGCGCTCTTGTATAAACGTGCTAAACAACTCAATTGCAGAAACCTTAGTTTTCCTAATTGATGTTTTACGTTCGTACATCTCGTACAACTCACGGAACTTGTCTTGGTCTGCATAAAATGCATCATATAAGTCCGGAACATCATGCGGACTAAACAATGTAATATCTCCGCCTGTTAATAAACGTTCATACATAACCTTATTCATTTGGACGCCGTAGTCTAATGTTCTAATACGTGTTTCTTCTGTTCCTTTGTTATTTTTAAGAACCAATAAGTCTTCTACTTCTAAATGCCAAATAGGAAAATACAGTGTT